GAAAATCTAAATTACTTGGAAATATTGAAGCTCATGGTTTTACTAGGTTTCAATACATAGATGAATTGGAAAAAGCTATTGAGCAAGGTAAGTGTATTTTATCTTACTCAGGTGTTCATTCATCTTATGAAGTTAATTATATTAAGAAATTAGTTGCTGATGTGCAACAATTATTTGATGAGTACGTTACTCTGTCTGCAGCATCAAAGGGACGACAAGTTCCTTTTGGTCTTGTTCTATATGGTGGATCAAGTGTTGCTAAGTCTACTTTGATGAGAATATTAACACATGCTTTTGGTAGTATATTTGATTTACCACAAGGTAAAGAATTTACTTATACAAGAAATTACTTTGAAGATAGATGGGATCTATTTTCTTCTAGTATGTGGTGTATATATCTTGATGATGTTGCATTTCAAAATCCTTCTAAGGTTAATGATGTAGATATAACTACAAAGGAAATTATTCAGATAATGAATAATATTCCATTAGTTCCAAGCCAAGCAGCTTTGGAAAATAAGGGTAAAACACCAGTTGTATGTGATTTAGTTATAGCTTCTACAAATACGAAAGATTTAAATTCTTATGAATATTTCCAATGTCCGATTGCTGTAAATCGAAGATTTCCTTTTACTGTTACTGTAGAAGTGAAACCGGAATATGCTAGAGATCAGAGTATGTTAGATTCTAGCAAAGCGAATTTCGATTATGATGGAAAAAGTTTACCAAATTGGTGGCACTTTAAAGTAGAGAAAGTGCATGTACCAAGTAATCCGCATTTAGGTCGGGTTCGAGTTACTTATGATTTAGTAGAAGAATTTGATGATATCTATGAATTTTTGGCTTGGTATGGTAACGAGGCCAAATTACATAGACAAGTGCAGAATAAAGTTGATAGATCAATGTCTGCTATATCTTCTGTAACATTCTGCAAGGATTGTTGCAGACCTGAAGGTAGATGTGCATGCAGTTTGGAAGTCCAATCTACTCCCATAGTGATGAAAGGGATGTATGGCTTCCTTAATTATGTATTGCACTTTATCTTATATTCTTTTACTCAATATTTTCTTATGTGTATAATGGTTCCATATACAGTATTGCGATATTTATATGGACCTGATAGAAGTTTATGGTTCAATAAAGTTTCTACTCGAGTTATGATGCATATAGGTAAATTAATAGTAAGTAATATGGGTCGACGTCTACAAAGTCGTTGGGAACCCAAAGATAAGAAAATGAGGAAAATTTTATTAAGTACCCTAGCTATTAGTGGTGCCATTGTAGGTGGTCATTATTATGCTAAAACTGTTATAAATATTATTTCTTTTTTCTTTAATAAAATTTTTGGTAAGAGAGATGATCCAGTAAAAGTCGAAGAACCAATTGTTCAAGGAACTTTATCATCATCAATAGGTCGAACTCCTGTTGGTAATGATGAGAAAGAAAATCCATGGAAAAATGATAATTTTGAATTAACTACTTTTGACGCACCAGTCAAAAGTTTATCATGGAGTACAATGTCACGTTCTAACCTTATAGAACGTTTATCTAAGAATGTATGTCATGCTAAGATAAAATCACCTCAAGAAGGAATGGTTTATCATAACGTGATTACTTGTTTAGGTGGACATACTTATATGATTAATAATCATGCTCTTCCAAATATTGATTTAATTACCATGAATATCTATTTTACCGCTAAGACACCAGGTGTGTCAGAGAATTGTGAAATAGTTGTTAGTAACAATAAAGTTACAAGGTATCCTGAACATGATTTAGCATTGTTCGAAATTGCAGGTGTACCTGCTAAAAAGTCTATTATAGATTTAATGCCGAAATCATACATTCCAGTTTTAGGTAATGGGTTCTATATTAATAGAACTAGAGATGGATCAATTTATATTAATGATTTAAAACGTATTATAAATCTAGGACCTAAACAGTGTAAATTAGGTAGTAATATATTATCCTATGGTAGTGTAGCCAAAACTCAAACTGTTAATGGTGATTGTGGTTCTCTGATGATTTATGAGAGTGGTTATGGTCCCATGATATTAGGGTTCCATTTCTTAGGCTCACCCATCAATAATGATGTAGTAAGTTCTTACTTACCATATAATGTTATAAAACAGTATATGGATAATTTAGAAACGCCAATGATTCAGTCTGGAGAACCTTTATTGTCTGCACCATCTAAATCAAGAAAATTAGTTGATTTACACCATAAGTGTACTTTCAGATTTATTGAAGATGGAACAGCTAAAGTTTATGGTTCTTTTCTTGAAAGAAAAGGAAAGAATACCAGTAAAGTGACAGAAACTTTGATGTTTGAGCATTTAATTGAAGCTGGTTATAAGCCAACTCATACTGTTCCTGTTATGGATAGTTATCAACCATGGCGTATTGCCGCTCTTGATATGGTCAAACCAGTAAATAAAATTGATGAGACCAAATTAGATCGGTGTATAGATTCATTTTGGGATAAAATCAACTCACAATTGAGTGATGAAGATATATTAGATATCCATGTATATGATGATATGACTACAGTGAATGGAGCTGCTGGTATTGCCTATGTAGATGCTATGAAGAGGTCTACTAGTGCTGGTAACCCGTGGAAAAAATGTAAGAAATATTATCTAGAGGAATGTGAACCGACTGAATTGGCTCCTGATCCTAGGATGCCAACCAAAGAAATAATGGATCGTGTTAACCATATCATTTCAAAATATCACTCTGGTGAGAGATATATGCCTTGTTTTTGTGGTAATTTGAAAGATGAAGCTGTTACATTTAAGAAAGCAGATATTGGCAAAACACGTGTATTTACAGGAGCTCCTATGGATTGGAGTTTTGTTGTTAGAAAATATTTATTGTCTGCTGTACGATGTATTCAGAAGAATAAATTAATTTTCGAGTGCGCCCCAGGCACAAATACACAATCCACAGAGTGGGAAACTTTTTATAACTATCTAGCTGAAAATGGTACAAATCGTATTATTGCTGGTGATTATAAAGCTTTTGATAAGCGTATGCCTCCTTGCATTATTTTAGGAGCTTATAAAATTTTATATAGACTCTGTGCAAAAGCAGGTTATACGAAAGATGATCTCAAAGTTATTTGGGGAATTGCAGAAGATACTGCATTTCCTTTGATTGATTATAATGGTGATTTAGTTGAAGTTTTCGGATCTAATCCTTCTGGTCACGCTTTAACAGTAATTATTAATGGTTTAGCAAATTCATTGTATGTGAGATATTCATACTTAAGTTTGAATAAAGCTGATGAGTTGTTAAGCTTTACACAAAATGTGAAATTAATTACTTATGGCGATGATAATGTTATGTCTGTTAGTGAAAAAGCACCCTGGTTTAATCATACTAGTATGCAAAAAGCATTAGCTGATATAGATATAACATACACTATGGCTGATAAAGAAGCTGAGTCCGTTCCTTATATTGATATTAAGGACGCTTCATTTTTAAAACGCACTTGGAGATGGGATAAAGATATGAATACATATCTTTGCCCTTTAGAAGAAGATTCTATAAATAAATCTCTCATGATATGTTTTCATGACAGAAAGAAACTTGAGATGGAACCACGTTGTGTGGCCATCATTAAGAGTGCTGTTAATGAATATTTTTTCTATGGAAAAAATAAATTTGAGGAAAAGAGAAAATTCCTCCAAAAGATCGCTGATGATAGCGGTCTTAAAGAATGGTATGAACCTATTTATGAACAAGTTTTCCCAACTTGGGATGATTTGAAGAATAGGTTTAATAAAAACTCAGAATAATCTGAGTGCTTTTACGGTGATAGCTGTATTGTCGTGCTGAGGCAAACCAAAATATAGCATGTATATGTAGTTACTGTATAATTTATATATTTTATATGATTTGAGTATTTTTATAAGAATGGATATATACAT